ATATCTAAGGATAAGTTTACCGCCTCTCGTTTTATAATCTGGCAATGAGTTAGCCACTACATTAGTTACGGTCTTGGTCTGATTATAGGGGACTACAATATCAGCCAATTTAATCGTTGTCTCTCCATATTCCTGCGAATCCCCAGATTCCTTGAAGTCTAGGTAAACGATCTGCAATGTTACATTTGTCATAGTAGCTCCAGCCGTACTAACCCTATTTGTAGCGTCAATCCTATAAGTAGACTTGTTACTAGCCCAAGTTCCAGTAACAAATACGGATAGTCCACCAGTCTTTATACTTACCCTTTGCAACACGTTGTCAGTTGGTGCGGGTACAAAGTTTGCGGCAGTTGAGTTAGGGCCGTAAGAGGCCTGTTTTATCGAGCTGAAACAACATATAAAGTCATAATCATATCCAGCACTTAATTGGCTTGTTGGAACTTCAACGCCCACCCCTTGTCCTTGTGCAAATGTTTGACTGGCTGTTATCAAATTGCCTACATTCTGATCTGCCCTTACTACAACTACAGCAGGATAGTAGCTGGATAGGGGGAATTTTCCTTGTATATCTGTTAATTGAAGGTTTGAGGATGTATCAACACCATTCATATCCAACGCCATTCCAATAGTAGCTGAGGCATCCTTATATACAATGTTAGGTAGCTCATTGCAATAAACAGGTTGTTGAGCCTGTGAGTTATACCCAGCGAAGTCGCCTAATCTGTAAGGCTGCGCTGATCCTCCTGTGGGTGGTAGATACCCCCAGAAGGTGACATCATTTCTTAGATCTGTGACCAATTGAGTAATTGTTGTATATCCTCTTACGTCCAGTCCACAATTTCCATCTGAAGCTTTCCACCAGTTTGAAGGTCGGCTGGTAGTAAAGTTATACCTAACAGGCTTATATTTACTCCACTTATTAATATATTGTCCCTTACTGCATAAAGTACCTAAGTCCAGACTTGGATTTCCTGTGCAGTTCCTCACATCCATTATGCTAAGGTTGGTCTTCGGTAATATCATAGTTAATTCGTTTTAGTTTCTAAGTCACTTAATCTGGCCTCTAAAGCCTCTATCTTCGCTTGTTGCTCTTTGATGAGTTGATGTAGCTCCTTACAGCCATTAATGGCTACGGTAGTGGCTAATGTGGCATAATCCACGGTTAATATATCCCCATATTCGGGCATATTGGCTGTTCCTACAACTTCTGGAAAAACCTTCTGTACATCCTGTGCGCTAACCCCTATACGTGTCACATCGTCTCCAATATCCAGTCTCTTATGATAAAAGGTGGATAAGTCGCTGATCTTATCCAATACGTTAGAGACATTTATGCCTCTCTCCTTTAACCTTATATCTGAACCATTAGAATAATTACCAGCTACGTACATATTACCAGTAGGCGATAAGCTCGCCTTATTCTTATCGGTTCCACCCCAACAGAAGTAAACATTCTTATCCCCCCGTTGCGATAGGTAGAAGTTAAGTCCAGAACCAGCGTCAATACCCCAGAAGCCCCACGTAGCCTTCACCATCGCTGATTGGGTAATAGTACCACCGTTCCACGCTGGCCCTTGAGCACCCGTAGCTCCTTTATCTCCTTTTGGACCTTGTGGACCTGTCGCACCAGTAGCTCCTTTGGGACCTGTAGGCCCTTGCGGGCCTCTGATATTCCTTGTTGTTGGTGTTGTAGTGGAAGTGCTGTTAGACCAGCTAAGATTACCATTGGTATCAACTGATGGTAGCCAATACTTGAAGGGACTAGCCCCACCTGTACTAGTCTTATATGCTATAACATCCCCATCTGCCTGTACGCTGTTAGTAGTCTTTATCAATCCACTTGCTGTGATACTACCTACACCTGTCATATTACCACTGATATTAGTACTACCATTAAATGATTGCCCCCAAATGGTTCTAGCGGTTTGCAACTTTGTCGCTGTCCCAGCGTTACCACTTACATTCCCTGTTATTGAAGCCTTGATTGTAGCAGGTAACTTCAAATTCACATTACCACTGCCATTAACACTAACCACAGATCCCACACCAGTACCATCGGACGATACTATACCTATATTTCTGGCTGTACCCCAATTGGCTGTAGTGATATTGGCAGAGCCATTAAAATTAGTACCGTTGATAGTTCTAATGGTTTGTAATGTTGTGGCGGTAGTGGCATTGCCATTTAAACCAGCGGTAATAGTTCCATTGGTATTGAAATAAATGTTTGCAGTTTGGGTGTTAGTTCCAGCGTTATAATTGGTGTCAGTTATATAGCTGAAATGTAACCTGTTCTCGGTATATGTACCACAATCCCAACTACCAGCCTGTGACTTGCAAGACCATATAGGCATATATTGACTTGCGCCAGCACTATTAAGTACGATCATTGCGCCCTTACGACCGTTCACCCAGCTTTGTGAAGATCCTGCCCTAGCTATTTGTCCACCAGTCATAGTTCCACCGCTCAAAGGTATATAACTATGTGAATGAGAACTTGCAGCAGCCCCAATACTTGCGGCTGTGATATTAAATGATTTAGCAGCTGATCCATCATAAGCTCCCTGTGAAGTACCATTCAAGCTAATAGTAAGTGCATTAGGATTCTTTAAGGCAGAAGGTACTGTAGGATATGCTGGTAAACTGATAGTATTCCCACTTATGTTATATGATGTTGACCCAACCTTAACTGTGCTAGCATAGTTATGTGTATGTGAACTGTTAGCCTTGCCATTTAAGGCTGTCTGTAGATCAGACTGGTTACTTAGCGTACCTGTGATCTCTCCCCACTTTCCACCGCCTGTAGTACTTGTGGCACTTATAGTACCATCAGAGGATACGGATAGACCACGACCAACCTTTACACATCCTAGTGCTGTCTTGCTGGCTATAGGATATTTCTCACTCGTAGTACCAGTACTATAGGCTATTATATCCCCTGTAGCCTTAACCGATTTGAAATTAACATCATTGGTAGTGGCTAGGTTCTGGTTAATAATATCTAGGTAGCCTTTATTACTATGTGAGTGCTTCTTGCTATTGGCATCATTCCAGTTAGTTCTTTCCGTATCAGTAATGAATCTATGTGTAACGTCCTGCGTGATTATACTGGCAGGGTGATTAGTTGGATGTGTATAGTTATTATATGTAGCACCCTTGGTCACAGTGATTGTATTGCCGCTTTGACTTATAGAGGTCACTGCGTTACCTGTCCCAGTGGTTGTAATGGTGGAAGCGTAATTACTATGCGTGTGATCTGTATTGGATTTGGAATTTAGCTTGGTGTTAATCTCTGTCTCTGTGTAATACCTATCATCGTGTGTATGCGTTGAAGGTGTGAATGAGGAAGGTTTGTTATTGATATTATCCCAATCCACAGAACCAGCCTCACCACCATCAATATTAACGCTAATCGTGCCGTCCCCAGATACATTAATATTATCTCCTATCTTTACACATCCTATAGCGGTCTTACTGGCTATAGGGAACAGCTCCTTACTTATGCCCGTGGAATAGGCTATTATATCAGCCTGCCCTAAAATAGTCTTACTAAAGGTCTTTTGTCCTGTTATAGTCTGGTCTGTATCTAATGTAACACCGTTGAAATCTGATATGTCCTGCATCTTGTGGGTATGGCTAAAGTCCGTGATCTGTGACTTGGTATGTGTATGTGAGAAGTCTGATATTTCAGCTTTGGTATGTGTATGCTTGGAAGGGGTGAAGGTGCTAGGCTTATCCTTTATATCATTCCAGCTACTAGCCCCACCAGCCTCGGCATTTAACGTGCCATCATCTGTTATAGTCAGATTCTCACCAACTTTTATAGTTCCTAAAGCCGTTGGGGATGCTATAGGATATTTCTCTTTAATTTCATTGGTACTGTAAGCGACTATATCCCCCGTAGCTCCTACATTACCTTCTATAGTCTGGCTTTCCTCTCCAGTCAGCTTTACATAATTACTTAGGTCTACATTAGAACCACCACTAACAGAAATATTACTACCTCCATATCCGTATTTATGGTATTTACTTCTAGGCGTGGCTGCTATTCTGCTACTTGTTATATCCATAGTTAATTAAGTTCTATAAGGTTACATTCTATGCTATTATCTTCATAATTGATTCTTCCTCCAGCAAATACAAACCTCTTACCAGACAGATAGCTATCCGTAATAATTGAATAAGGCTGTACTTCTGGCTTAATCACCTGTAGAAGTTTGACCTTCGGTTGCTTGTATTGGTTGATTATCCTTTTTATTAGATATTCTTCTGGCTTATTAGACGTATTATCAATAGTATTAGTGAGAGTATCCAGTATGGCCGTTCCTACTATAGCCTTACTGAATGATAACTCACTATTATTCTTGGATGTTATCTTGAATGTAATATCGTCTAGGGCATTGATATAGGATTCATTCACCACATTCTCATACTTGGTATCTTTCTTCTCTCCAGATGTGTTACCCTCTTTACGTTGGCTCTGTAAAGATATATCCTTGACGAACATATAGCTAGGCGGGAACAATATAGCCATTTCAACATTAGGGAACTTGGGACTATATAATGTAAGCTCCAGATCCCCAACCATTACCTTATCTATATTTATCAATGTACCAGTAAGCTCATCATAGCCTGTTGTGAAGTCATTGGTATTTCTGGCATTCAGCCATTTAGCGGTTATCTTATTCTTGTCACAATCTGTATATAGCTTAAAATAGTTATCACTGTTGGCAGTCCAGCTTGTCCCATTATAGTAATAATCACCTATTCTGAGCTTGGCAGGTATATAGATAAAATCATTGTTCCAACCACTACCACCTTTCATACTGTCACCCTCTATAGGTAATCCCCAATCATCTGTAACTTGTATCATCAACTTGAAATCTATACACAACTTGGTATCTGTATCAAATACTATGGTAGGTGATGCCGTTTTAGTCCTTATAACAGGGAACTCCAGATCACCTGTCTGCCATAAATATTTAACAGTCCCATAATCATCATATTGTTTTATCTCAAACAAGTCCTCATAGTTCAGTTTAACAGGTTTGTTACCTGTATCATAGCTGGCTACCTGTGTTAAGAAAGTCCCTGCCCTTTGTTTCTGCTTATCCAAGCTAAACCCATCGTCTACCTTAGTGAAAGATGTGCTGTTACCAGCATAGTAAACAGGCTCGAATGCTTCTGATTCCGCAAAGTTCTTTATATATGTTTTGCCATTGAACTCCTTGGATTTACTGTACATAGGAACTTGCCATTTGAAATTAGATTCTGGATAGAGACTGTCTTTATCGGCCTCATAATCACTGTCTATCACCACAGCCCTATTATATCCACCTAATATGGATAATTGGTTGTTGTTTCCTTTAGATGGTATATCCCTTAAATTAATAGTAGAAGATAGGGTAGTAGTTGTGCTAGTAAATATATTGGTATAACTAGTTTTACCAGCCTTTATATAGTCCATATCAATAAAGTACACTATTCCATCATATTCTGTAATAGTCCAGTTAAGGAACTTGCATACTTCTTCCAGACATTCCTTTAAAGGCATTGCTTTGCCATCGTCATCAATGAAATTAGCTGTACTTACAGTTATACCATTTAAAGAAGAAGTATATGTATTAGGCATATAAACTGCTCTAAAATCACCTTTACTTTCAGTGATACATTTTTTAATAATATCCATCAATGTAATAGTAGCTCCTTCATCTTTAAAGTCTATGTATTCTAAAGTAGATAAAGCCGATATACACTCTATATTCAATTCGAATAAATTGTTATCATAGTCCTGTGAATATAGTTCTGGTGTTATGAAGCCAGTCCAGATAACAGATCCAGCCTTTACCAAATTAACTTTAAATCTCTGGTATTGCGTACTGAATAACTTCTGTAAGTAATCACTTCCAACTAATTTTAAAGTAGCTCCACTGAATCTAGTAGGATTGTATAAAAAATCTTCGTCATTTACATCTACTATGAATGGTGGTGTGCCACCTGTAAGTTCTACAGGTGTACCAGTTCCACCATCTTCTAGTATTTGTATAGTTAAGGCTTCTCCATCCACATTAGTAAATGGCACTGTGTATATAAGGTTGTACATATTACTTGTATTTACTTGTCTTACTTGTTTGAGAATTAAGAACGCCTACCAAATCCCTGCCTTCGATTCTTAATTTAACCTCTCCACCAGCATTAACGGAAGTCCCACCTTTACCATCTAAAAGGTTAAACAGGTTCTTCTGCTGCCTGTTATTGAGAATCATTTCACCGCTGTTTACTCTGGCTATCATATTATCACCAATGAAGGAATTGCCTCCAATAATACCACCATCAGCAAACTTAGGAATAGAAGCCATTGCGGATATAATAGCAGATATAGCAGCAATAGCATTTATCCAACCTACTACAGGTGTCACAGCGGCACTACCTGCCGCCTCAGCCGCAGCTTTAGCGGTTAATGCTGTTGTAAGTGTAGTTAATGCTGGAAGTGCAGCAGCGACAGAGGATATGATATTAGTACTATAACTTAACCAAGCTGCCGCCCCCTCACTAGTCAAATTGGTAACAGAACTCATAACAGAGCCTATAGCACTGATACTATCCACATAGTCTAAGTTATTTTGGATTGCATTTGTATCAATTCCTTTAACTACGATATTCCCCGCATCCAGATCAGATTTCACAGATCTTCCTGTAGGTTTACTAATATCCCCACCGACTAATAAAGGTGTTCCAGCTGCCCTTAATTGCATCATTCTAAGTTCGGTTTCTGCCTCTTTAATAGCTGCCATAAAACCAGCCCTCATACCATCAGATGTAGCATTAGACAGTTTACCCTTTAATACCTTTATCTTATTCTCCATTTCAATGATAGAACCAGAAGGAATAACAGGAACTACTGCGGTATTATTAGCCTTATTAGCAGAGCCTTCTTGTAAAGAAGCCTGTAGTTCTAATACCCTCTTATCAAAATCTGCAGCCTTCTTTCTTAGGTCGTAACTATATTCATAGTCTTTAAGCATTTGTACCCTATCCTTATCATCATCATTATTAAGGATTCTCATCTTCTCTAGCTCGGCGTTCCTTGCTTTAAATAATGCTATCTGCTTAGTAATCTCTTTGTTCTCCGTCCTAATGGTACCACCACCATACATAGAAGAATAAGCGGTATAACTATATTGTTGGCTCTCTAACTCAGACAATCTTTTCTTATATTCATCTAATGCTTCTTTCTCTGGTCTGCTTGAAAAGTCATTGTTATATATGGATAGATATTTCTCTACATCTTTGGTAGTCCAACCATACCCCTTATATTGTGCCTCTAAAGACTTTATGAGTGTTTGGTCATTACCAGCGGACACATCTACAATATCTATTTTATAATTAGCCTTTAATGTCTGTAACTGCTCGAAAGCCTTCTTGCGTTCCTCTAGGCTCTTGGTCTTGTCCCTAATAATTGCTTCCAGTTCTGTAAACTGTGCCTCAAACCTCTTAGTATTGAAGTCCATAGTCAATTTAGCATCGGCTAGACTATCTCTTAAAGCACTAAGTTCCTTTAAACCTTTGATAGTGGAAAATAAACCATCTTGGAAGGCACTCCAATCACCATTACTAAGGGACTGGAAGAATACATCTATAGTACCCTTGCAGGCATTAACGGTATTATCCCATTCATCCCCTAAAGCCTGTGAACTGTGTACCCACTTGTTAAACGCCTCTCCAGCAGTCATAGCTATCCCTAAAGCACCAGCAAACTTACCTATGGTAGCTGTGATATTCCTGCCTACCTGCTGAAACTGCTGTACTTGTTGTGTGGACTGCCTTATGTTATTATCGAATTGACTACTATTAAGAAGTAGTCTGGTTACTAAATCAGCCATATTTAATTATGTGTTATATATTGTTTAGCCTTCTCTCGTAATCTCTTAATATCCTCATTGCTAATAGATGTTTCCCCTGTAGTATCATCGTCCCAACTAAACTGCATTATATCAGTAGGCTTTAACTTCTTAGTGCTGTTACATTGTGCAATTACATAAGCTATCATTCTAGCCTGTTCCCAGCTATATCTGTCCTTCTTATGTAAATTGCTAATCAGTGGTTCTAACTCATACATCTGCATCTTATCTAGTACATATTCTGGGTCTAGTCCACCTTCTATTACTAAGGTAAAATATATCTCCTTAGTGGTTAGGACTTTTTTTTAGCATCTGTATTATTAGTAATGAATAGCTGTTGCTTCTCCAGTTCCTTCTTTAAGAAGTTCTGGAACTCTACCATAATACCCATATCTTCATCTACGGCTTCTATCAGTTCTTCAAAGGTTAGTGAACTGTCTGGATTATTAGCCATTAAGATACAGTAGAAGAATAGATATTCATCTGTGATAGTCTTTAACTCAAAAGCCTTACCTGTAATTTGTTCATAGATGAATAAGGCCCTAAGAGTATATTTCAGTTTGTAGTCTTGTCCTTTAATAGTCATATCAATAAGTATTTAAAATAAGAAAGCCTTTACACCTCCATAACCTAGAGATATAAAGGCTTTATAATTAAGCTGTGGCAGTCTTAGTAAGTGCTCCCACACCTTCAAAAGATGCTGTAAATGTTGCGTTATCTCCATTAGGCGCATTAGCCTCTAGTGCTGTAATAATAACATTACCCGAATAAATTCCAGTAGTAGCTGGCAACCATCCCCCTTCTGGTACTTCATCCTTCTTTGTTGAATAATCTTTCTCTAAGCAGAATACAGCCTTGATAGGTGTTCTGGCTGTCAGCTTATCGAATAACTGGTCAAAAGTCATACCTTCACCATCATTAGAATAAAGGTTCTCGGTACTACAATTCCAGCTAATCTTTCTTGCAGCCTTAGCTACCCATTTACCACCGCTATCCTTAGAAGTGGTTTCCACTGTTTCCACATTTATACTTAGTTTATGGCTGGTTGCAAATGCTATAGATTTGCCATCTATAAACAGCATCAAATCACCGCCATTAATTACTTGTCCTGCCATTTGTCTTTATGTTGAATGTAAGGTTCTGAATGAATGTATCTTCTATATAATCCTCATCTGCGTTTGTCATTCTAATATTCTGTATGTTAATACCAGAATAGTTACCCCTTTTACCCTGTAAGGCATCCTTTACCGAATCAGCTATTTCTATGCTTTCATTATACTTATCAGAAGCTATAGCTACTTCTACATAAGTATCTTCTTTATAGATAAACCTATCTTTACTATCAGATGGTTCTATACCAGTTCTTCTATAAACAATGAAGGGAAATGTAGTACCAGTATCAGCAATTAAGGGATATATTTTATTTTGTACCCTGCCAGTAACATTAGCATCATTACTAAGCAGGTTATATATTGCTTTGCCTACTTGTAAACTCATAGTCTGTTTCTATTTGCTATTCTCTGAATTGATTGGCTTATAAGGTTATCCATATTATCAAAGATTTCTCTTTCCTTATTGGTTTTAGCTGTTCTAAAGAAATGTGCTGCATTGATATTACCTCTATTAGCTGCTACTCTCTGCCTTCTAATAGGATTCCTTCCTCTAACAGAAGCACTATTATTACCAGTGGTTCTTCTAACTCTAGTACCCATTTCAAAGAACTTCAATCTAAAGTCACCCATAATATGTACTTTAGCTTCTGTCCCGTTTCGGTCAGCATTAGATTTAACCCCACTTACTAAGGTTCTACCATTCCACCAGTTTCTACTAGAAGCTGCCCTACCTAAAGTCTGTCTTAGTTGTCTTTTAGTTTCCGTTGCTAGAATACCAGCACCCTTTCTTAAAGCACTCCTATAGACCTGCCTTTGCTGTCTGCCTGTCAAATCTGCGAACATAGAAGTAACCTGTCTGGCATCTACTTCTATATTATTCATTTATCAATTCAGTTACTATGGTTATTGATTGCTTATATAATTCTCGGTTAATACTAAGAATCCTGTACTTATAGCCATTCCAAATAATTCGCATTAGCTCATTAACCTTGTGATATAACCTTATGGTAAAGGTAACTGTATAGCAGTGGATTATTTCATTATTCTGGTTCTGTCTGTTTCCAGTATTATATGTAACCTGCGCTCTGGTACTTATAACATCCTTCCAGTTTATACCATTAGCCCCATATACATCTTTAACTGTTACAGGCTCTTGTATGGTAATCGGATAATTTAGTAATCCTGCTCTCATTTTATTTCATAGTGTTTATAAAGTCCTATAAGGTATTCATAACTATAAGGCAGTTTAACTACTGTACCAAATGCTACTGGCTCTCTATTAGCATATAAGTTACCTATCATTAGTAACATAGCGTGAATTATAGCAGGTGGTAAATTACCACCTGTTTCTAATTCATCTAAAGCTATGTCTAAATGTTTAGATACTGAATCCTCTGCTACAGCTATTAAGTCCAGAATGTACATATCATCTGCCCTAAAATCCTCATCTACCAGCAGGTGTTTCTTAGCTTGTTCTAAAGTTATATACATAGCTTACTACTTATTAAATAGACTATAATTAGGCTTTAAGAACCTTCTTAACAAATGCTTCTGCTCTTCTAGGCTTGGCATCAAAGTAAGCATTGATAACAAGTCTTACTTTACCGTTAGCAGCCTGTGTATATGGGTCTACTGTTAAATCAATTCCACCCCATTGACCGATAACCAAATCAGCGAAATTACCGTAAACAATACCTTTACCTGCTACAGCAGAAGTACAAAGAACAGGATAGCCGTTTACCTCATTACCTTCCATAATGAAAGAATTTTGATTCTTTGCGGTGGACTTTAATACAGCCTTTGCAGAAGGTGAAACAATAAACTTAATATCACCTCTTACATTCTTCTCACCTAATGTAGCTTCCATATTTACAAAGTCTGTATAAGTAACAGCGGCAGTATCAGCAGTTACACCATTAAGCAAACCAGCAGGTTGTGTAGCAGAA